ATGAGAATTGATATCTATTTTTTAGAAAAAGAAGAAAAATTTCCGATTAGTGTTTATGATCGAGATGAAATTAAAGTTGGAGAAATATTAGAGTTAGGATATAAAGGTAAAAAAAAGAAATGGGTAAAAATATCTAAAATGGAGCTTTTAAAATCTTCACAAGGAAAAAGTGAAAAAGTTGTGGAACTAACTTGTAGTCCATTGAGCATTGAAGAAAGAAGAATGATTATAGAAGCATATTTGAAGAAAGGAGATGACAAATGAATATTACAAAACATGCACTGATGAGATATGTTTCTAGAACACATAAAATAGTAGAAATTAACGAAAAAACGTATGATAATTTTAAAAGGGAGAATGAAGCTTTAATTTCCGAATTAGAAGAGAGGTTACAAGAAGAATTTCTAAAAGCTGAATTTTTTATAAAACAAAAACACGAGGGACATCAAGAAGCTTCTTTTTACATTAACGAGGATAAAATGATGACCTATGTTGTTGCAAATGGAAATATACTTACTTGTTACCCGATTGATTTTAATTTAGATGAAATTGGGAATTTAGAGATGTATCACACTTTGAGAAAAAGTTTTAATCGGGAAAAAGAATTACTAAAAAGCATGGAAGAAAGTTCTGTAATTTCAAAAAAAGAAGAAGAAATAAAAGAAATAGAGCTAGAAATACAAATGTTATTATCGAAACAAAAACAACTGGAAAAAGGAAAACGGATCTTAGAAAATGAAATTGAAGTAGAAGAATTAAAAATAAATGATGTAAAAAATAAAATTTCATATATTGCAGAAAGAATTTCACGAAGTAGTAAAAAAGGGTTGTAGTGGTGTAAAATGAAAACTTTAAAAGAAATGTGCGACATTATGTTAGAAAAAAGAATTATAGAGAGTTTCGAAATTACAGAATTTGAAGAAATTATTGCATATACAGACGAGGGAATACTGCTACAAGAAAAAGATATCCAAAGGATTTATAACATAACTTTAGGAAAAAAGGAGAATAAAAATGAATGTGTGTGAAGCAGCAAGAAAAAGAATTCAATATGCTATTTCTGAATTTGACAATATTATTGTATCTTTTTCTGGAGGAAAAGATTCGGGAGTGATGTTAAACTTAACTTTAGATATTGCAAAAGAAATGAATTGTTTACATAAAATTGGAGTATACCATATGGATTATGAAGCTCAATATCAAGCTACAACTGATTATGTAACTGAAATGTTTAATGATTTACCTAAAGAAGTTAGGAAATACTGGGTATGCTTACCAATTAAGGCTCAATGCAGTGTTTCTATGTTTCAATCTTTTTGGCAACCTTGGAAGTTTAAAGAGAAAGAGATATGGTGTAGAGAATTACCTGAAAATTCAATCAATGAAGAAAATTTCCCTTATGATTTTGACTATGAAATTTCAGATTATCAATTTAATATCAAGTTTGGTAAAGAGATGGCAAAAACAGAAAAAACTTGTTTTTTAATTGGTATCAGAACTCAAGAAAGTTTACATCGATATAAAGCGGTTAATAAATTTAACAACAAAAATGAATATAAAGGCAAGAAATATACTACAAAAATAACTGAAAATCTCGTAAATATGTATCCAATTTATGATTGGCTTGTTGATGATATATGGGTTTACAATGCCAAATTCCAAAAGAAATATAACAAGATATATGATTTGTTTTATCAAGCTGGATTGAAAGTAAATGCAATGAGAGTTGCAAGTCCTTTTAATGATGCTGCACAAGATAGTTTGAAGCTATATAAAGTCATTGATCCAAACAATTGGGGAAAACTAATTGGGAGGGTTAATGGAGTAAATTTTACTGGTTTGTATGGTGGAACGACAGCGATGGGGTGGAAAACGATTAAGAAACCAGACCATTTTACATGGAAAGAATATATGTATTTTTTATTAGATACTTTACCAAAACATACAAGAGACATTTATTTAAAAAAATTAGAAACATCTATAAAATATTGGACTGTAAGTGGAGGAGCATTACCAAAGGAAATAGTAAAAGAATTAACTGTTGAACATGAAAATTTAGGAAAGCCAAAGAACAATAGAAATTATACAACAGAATACGATGTCATTCGTTTTAAAGACTATTTAGATGAGATAGAGATAAGTAAGCCTAATCTTTTACCTACATACAAAAGAATGTGTATAGCAATACTTAAAAACGATACAAGTTGCAAAACATTAGGTTTTGGACAAACGAAATACGAATTAGAAAAAAGAAAAAATATTATGGAAAAATATAGAAATTTATAGGAGGAAAATAAAATGGAAAAAATAACAACTTACAAAAGAGAAAAACCAATTATTGTAAAAAATATAAACACTGGTGATGTTTTTAGTTTTAAAAGTATGTCTAATGCTTGTGAAATGTTGAAAATAGATATGCAAAATTTAGGACGTATTTTAAATGGCGAAAGAAAGTCTTTCAATGGTTACAACGCTTTTTATGCAGGAAGTCCTGTTTACAATGTGATACCTGTGCCAGTAGAAAAAATAAGAGCAAATTCTTACAATCCTAATAGCGTTGCTCCACCTGAAATGAAACTATTATATCAATCAATTAAAGAAGATAAATATACAATGCCAATTGTATGTTATTACATAGAAGAAGAAGATATATACGAAATTGTAGATGGATTTCATAGATATACAGTTATGAAGAAACATAAAGATATTTATGAAAGAGAAAATGGTTGTTTACCTGTAGTTGTCATAGATAAAGATATTTCAAATCGAATGGCTTCTACAATACGTCATAATAGAGCTAGAGGAAGTCATTCTATAGAACTTATGACAAATATTGTATCAGAGTTGGTGGAAAGCGGAATGAGCGATGCTTGGATATTGAAAAATATTGGAATGGATGCAGATGAATTACTTAGATTAAAACAATTATCAGGATTAGCGAGTTTATTTAAAGATAGAGAATTCAGTAAATCAGAAGAGGAGTAAAAAAATGTGGTTTGAAATTTATTTACAGTATTCTGACATTATTTTAGAAACAGAAAAAGCAGTTTTGATTAGATTACCATATGAAAACATAGAGGAAGCTTGTTATTTTTATTATCCGAAAGCATTGATAAAAGAAAAAAAGGGTAAAAAATATTTAATATTTATGTGGGAAAAACCATTTGTGAGAATTTATTATCGAGAAGGTAAAAGAGGAAAAAGAAAATATATTTACACAAATGAAGACAGAAGTTTACGAGAGATTATGTATGATTTTGAGGATAGAACACCAACTCATTATGAACAAAAAACAGAATATTTTAAGAGAAGAGCAAGCAAAATAACAATTGAGAAAGTGGAGGTTCCCGATGATTTACGAGATGAGTAAAGAACAACTAGAGGCAATTGAAAAATTAAAAAAATTAAAAGTAGGAGCTTTATTTATGGAAACCGGAACAGGTAAAACAATGACAGCTCTACAGTTATTTAATGACAGATTTCAAGCAAATAAAACAAATCATTTAATATGGATAGCACCTTTGAATACAAAAGATAATTTTTGGAAAGAAGTGAAAAAATATGGTTTTGAAAATTTACCAATTACATTTTATGGAATAGAATCTATCCGTCAAAGTGGACGAATTTTCTTAGAGGTTCTTAACTTAGTGAAAGAATTAGAAACATCATTTATTGTTTTAGATGAGAGTTTAAAAATAAAAAATTACGTTCAAGTTTCTCAAAGAATTATTAAAATTGGAAGATACTGTAAATATAGGCTAATTTTAAATGGTACATTAATATCTAAGAACTTTTTAGATCTTTACAATCAATTAGATTTTTTAAGCCCTAAGATTTTAAATATGAGTTTTCTAGAGTTCAGAAATCGTTTTACAGATGAAATTATTGTAAAGAAAAGAGGAAGAGAATTAAAGAGATTTGTTTCCGACAATGCAAATGAAGAAGCTTTATTTAAAATGATTGACAATTATATTTATCGTTGTGAATTAGTTTTAAACTTAGAACGAGAGTATGTGAAATACTATTATGATTTTTTTGAAAAAGAAGAAGAGTATAACAAAATTAAAGATAGAATGCTAGATGACTTGGAAAGAGGAGGATTTCATTTCTTAGAATATGCTCAAAAATTACAATCTATTTATGCAGTAACAGAAGATAAGAAGAAAGTTTTTGAAGAGATTTTAAAGGAATATCCAAAATGTATTGTATTCTGTAAATTTGTAGAATCTCAAGAATATTTAAAAGAGAAATACCCGAATATTTTAGTGTTAAGTTATCAAAAACATAGTTTTGGACTCAATCTACAAGAATACAATGTAATAGTATTTTGGGATAAAACTTTTGATTATGCTACTGTAGAACAAGCAGAAGCTCGTATCTTTAGAATTGGACAAACAAAGGCTTGCACTTATATAAGAATGCAATGTGATTGCGGATTAGATAAAATGATAGCTGGAAATATCTGTAAAAAAGGAAATATGTTAGAAAATTTAAAAATAGAATTTATGAAACAAATAGAAGAGAGAAAAAAGGCTAGTTTGACCTAGCCTTGTATAATTTTCTGTATTTCGTCAATAGAACTATGGCTAATTAAATAAAAGTTGTCAGTAACACTTTTTAGCTTATTGAAAAAAATATGGGAATTTCTGGAAGTATCGAAAATGATGAGATCATATTTCTTAATTCCAGAGATAGATTTTAAAATGTCTTCATTCCGAATAAAAGTGATAGGGAGGTTTGAGTTTTTAATTTTTTCATATGTCCATTTTCCACCTAAAACAACTATATTTTTAGGGTTCATTTTTGGAGTTTTAGGTGGAATTTCTTGTGAAATTTCTAGTTCTTCAACGATTGTTCTATTTATATTTAACTCGTCTTCTAATTCTTGAAGTCTTAGTTGTAGCTTCTCGTTCTGATATTTTAAGTAATAATTTTCTTTTTCTAACTCCTTATTTCTTTCTATTAATTCTTTGTCGTTTGTAACAATAATTTTCTTTTCTAATGATAACTCCAACTCTCTTTGTAATAACTCTATTTTATTTTGTAGACTCTGATTTTCTTTTGTAATAAAAGAAATTTCAAGAGTTTTCTTTTGCCATTCTTCATACATTGTCGCAATCTTCTGTAAATATGTTTGCAATAAAATGTAACTTTTTTCAGCTTTATAATGTGTTTCAAAAATTTGATTTAGATACTTATAAGAAAAATCTAACAATCCTTTTTTAACTTTATATCCATCTTCTATCTTTTCTGCTAAAAATTTTTTATACAGCTCTTCATCACTTATATTTCCCGTGTATTTTCCATTCAGATAATGTTCTAATTCAATCATATAGCTCGTTATTTTGGTACAGTCATTGTAAACTTCCTGTAGCTTTTTATCTTGTTTTGTATCATAATTTTTTAAGGTTTTTAAATAAAAATCCTCACAAAAAGCATAAATAGAGTCTTTTGGAATATTATTAGAATTGTAATAAAGTAAAATCATTTCTGGGGCAATTCCATCCCCTCTTTCTGGAATAAAATAATCTTTTTCAAATTCTTCTTTTAATTTTTTGATTGAATAGAACATATATTTTTCTGTTCTAATATTATTTATTTTTTGCAATTTATTAAAATAAAAGGCTCCTTTTTCAGAGAAATCAAGAATTTCTGTAAAAATTTTTAATATATTTTCATTGTAATCTTTATCCAATTTAAAGAAAATGGAAAGATCTGTTTTTGAAAAATTGTCTATCAATAAATCTACAATAATTGTCTCATGTAATTTTAATAAATCCTTAATAAAATTCTTTTGTTTTAATGAAAATTTGCTTTTAATTTTTTTCATATCATCACTCCCACGAATTCATATTACCATATTTTTTTAAAAAATAAAAATACAATTATAAATATGTTCCTAAAAAATTGGGAACATTTTTCCTATTATAAGGAGGTGCAGGGATGAAAATTGAAAAAAGAAAGCTAGAAACATTAAAACCTTACATAAATAATGCAAAACAACATCCAGATTGGCAAATAGAGCAGATAAAAGAAAGTATTGAGCGATTTGGGTTTAATGATCCGATTGCTATTGATAATCAGGGAAACATTATTGAAGGTCATGGAAGATACTTAGCAAGTATACAATTGAAGTTAGAAGAAGTTGACTGTATTGTACTTGAACATTTGAGCGAGTTAGAGAAAAAAGCATATATCATAACACATAATAAATTGACTATGAATACTAATTTTGATTTAACTATTTTGGAACAAGAGTTATCTAATTTAAAAGAAAATGAATTTGATTTATTAAGCACTGGATTTTCTGAATATGAATTGGATACATTACTATCTAGCAATGAATTAGAGTTAGATGAGGTTTTGTCTGACGAAGACAAAGGAAAAAAAGAAGAAAAGACATGTCCTCATTGTGGAGGAGTCTTATGAATTTGTATCTTGCAAGTTTAGAAAATGACTATGTTACAATCGAAACTATGATTGATGTAAAACCATTGTTTGTGTTAGGTAGTTTCTACTATTTGCAAAAATTAAAACAAGAAATATTAGAGCAATATTTTTCTTATATAAATAGCAAAGATTGTAAAGGGTTTATTTTAGATAGTGGAGCATTTAGTATGTTAAATGCAAAAGGAGGAACAGAATCCTTTCTTAAAAACTTCGATAACTATATAGATGATTATATAAAGTTTATTAAATTTTGGAATGTTAAGAATTTCATAGAATTGGATATTGACCCATTAGTTGGCTATTCAAAAGTTCTCGAAATAAGAGAAAAAATAGAAAAAGAGGTAGGAAGAAAAAGCATTCCTGTATGGCATATTTCAAGAGGAATAGAGGAATGGAAATAGAGGAATGGAAAAAGACAGTAAAATTATATAAATATGTGGCAATTGGTGGTATTGTTACAAGAGAGATTAAGAAAAAAGATTATAAAAAAGTATTTTTACCAATGCTAAAAATGGCTAGAAGTGAAAAATGTAATGTTCATGGACTTGGTTTTACAGGAAAGGAAATCAATGATTTTCCATTTTTCTCTTGTGATAGTTCTAGCTGGTCATCAATAAAGAGGTTTGGCAGTATGCCTGTTTTCTCTATTACAGAGAAATGTATTAAGAATAGAAATATTTCAGAAAATAAAAAAATAAGATCTGGAAATGAAACAAGAATGAAGTTGATGAGATATTCAATTAAGGAATGGAAAAAATTTCAAGTTTTTTTATACAAAGGAGGAATATGAAAAAAAGTATAGAAAATTTAGTTTTATTAAATTGTATTTTTGTTATTTGCTTGGTTGTGGCTAATGTAATATCTAGCAAATTAGTTATTCTAGGAAATCATTTTATTGTTCCAGCAGCTGTAGTAAGTTATGGAATTACATTTTTATGTACAGATATTATAGGAGAAATATGGGGAAAAAAGGAAGCAAATAAAACGGTAAAAAGAGGATTATTGACACAAATTATAGCAACTTTCTTGATTTTATTTGCAATCAAAATTCCAATAGCACCATTTATGTCAGACTTTCAGGAAAAATTTCAAGCTGTTCTTGGAGGGAGTTTAAGAATGACATTAGCAAGTCTGGTAGCATATATAATAGCACAAACAAATGATGTTTTTATTTTTCATAAATTGAAAACACTAAATAATGGTAAATATAAATGGGTACGCAATAATGTTAGTACGATATGTAGTCAATTTTTAGATACTTCTATTTTTATAACGATTGCATTTTATGGAGTAGTCCCGGATTTATTTCTTGTTATTTATAGCCAATTTTTTATTAAGGTTATAATTGCTTTATTAGACACGCCATTCTTTTATCTATTTACAAAAAGTGAATAAAAAATGATAAAAAAAGACAGAATATATTATAGTTTCCTGTCTTTTTTTGTTTTTTTAAATATTTTTTTATTTTTCAAAAAAGCTAGTAAATTCATGGAAAAATGGTTAAATGTCCCTAATTTTTTGGGAACATTTTCTCTATTGTAGAGGGTATATTTTTATGAGGGGGAACTTACGATGAAAATTGAAAAAATTTCTTTAGAGAAGTTAAAAATGCATGAAAACAATGCAAAAGAACACCCAGATTGGCAGGTAGAACAAATCATGAGGTCAATTCAAGAGTTTGGTTTTAATGATCCTATCGCAGTTGATGAAAATAATGAAATTATAGAGGGACATGGTAGATATTTGGCATTAAAAGAACTTGGGATAGAATCATGTGAGTGTATCCGATTATCTCATTTGAATGAAAATCAAAAAAGAGCGTATATTATTGCACATAATAAATTAACTATGAATACTGGATTTAATGCTGAAATTCTTGCTTATGAAATGAACGCTTTAAAAGTAGATGAGTTTGATTTAAGCGTATTAGGATTTGGGGAAGCAGAACTGAATAGCATATTTAATAATTTTGAAGATCATGACAAGGATGAGAAGGATGAGCCAGAAATTATACAGCCAGAGAAAAAAATGATTACTTGTCCTTTTTGTGGAGAGGAATTTGAAAAATGATAGAGTTAGCAAGTGAAAAATATAGGATTACTTCTATTAAAAGGACAGATAGTAAAATTTGGAGAGTTCTAATACCAGGAGATGTTTTAGAAATAAGAACTACAATCACAAGAACTAAAAGAAATGATGGAAATCAAAGTGCTATGCAAATGAAAATCTATGTAAATAATGTCTACATGGGGAAATGTTCTGCGACAAGAACATATAATGCTTTGCAAAAAATAACATTAGAAAAAATATAGATTGGAGGGGGTATTAAAGAGATGAGAAAACAAATATTTACAACACACAGGCTAGAAAGCCACCTGACTTTAGTCGTTGGGAGTATCAGGAGGGGTAAAAAATGAAACAATATAAGACACAGAAAAGACATTATGAGAGATTAAAGATGATGTTAGTTCTTGAAAGACGAATAGAAGAATTAGAAAAAGGAAATGAGGCTTTGCTGAAAGAACTAAAAAAAAGTAAACAATCAGATATGGTTTGGCTTATATTTGGAATTGTTATTGTTTTTATTGGTTTAAATAGTCTAGTGTTTAATTAAAAGAGGAGCGGAAATGACACAAATTTTTATAGCAGGGAATGTGCCAAGTTGTAAGAACAGTAAGAGAATAGCAAGAATAAAAGATAAAAAGGGTAATGTTGTAGCAACAAGGCTTATAAATTCAGAAGTAGTAGAAAGATATTTGAAAACATATGCTTTTCAATGGAATTTTGCAGGAAATGTAGCGGAATTTCATAGACGAATTAAAGGGAAAGAAAAGCCATATAAAGTTGGATTTTATTTCATTCGGGATAGTAGAAGAAAATTTGATTATATCAATGCTATGCAGTTACCTTGTGATTTAATGGTAAAAGCGGGCTGGATAGATGATGACAATGCGAATGAGATTATACCAGTTTGTCTTGGGTATGAAGTAGATAAGAGAAATGCAGGAGTGAGAATTGAAGTTTTAGAATAATTTAAGGCTAATGTAAAAAAGGAGAATAGAGTTATGAATGATTTACAAAACAAAAACACATTTACGAGTTTGGAACTTACACAACTAATCAACCAATACAGAAAAGAGGAGGGAGATAGAAAAGAGTTGCAACATAAAAGCCTTTTGGAAATTATCCGTGAGGAATTTTCAGAAGAAATAGGTGAGCAAAAAATTTTGCCGACCTCTTACAAAGACCAATGGAATAGGGAACAACCCATGTTTATCTTGAACTTACAACAATCAAGACAAGTGCTAGTAAGAGAATCTAAGTTTGTTAGAAAAGCAGTTATCAAATACATTGATGAGCTTGAAAGTAGATTGAAAGGTCAATTTCAAATACCAACTAGCTTCGCAGAAGCATTAAGATTGGCAGCGGAACAACAAGAAAAGATTGAGGAATTAGCATTAGATAACAAAGTAAAAGATCAACAAATTTCAGAATTACAACCAAAGGCTAGTTATTATGATTTGATTTTACAATGTAAAGATTTATTATCTATGACTGTTATCGCAAAAGATTATGGGAAAAGTGCTGAATGGATGAATAAAAAGTTACATCAATTAGGAGTGCAATTTAAACAAAGTGGAGTTTGGTTCTTATATCAAAAATATGCTGAAAATGGATATACACAAACAAAAACACAAAATTATTCAAAATCTGATGGAACACAAGGAGCAAGACCACATATGTACTGGACACAAAAAGGACGCTTATTTCTATATGATTTGTTAAAAAATAATGGAGTATACCCAATGATAGAAATCGAAGAAGTCAGAACAAATATAGCATTTATTTGGGGGACAGGAAATGAAGATAGATGAATTTAGAAAGAACTGTAAAAAAATCCACCTATGGTGGGGAGAAGAAGAAGTAACAAGATTGGCAAGATTTTCTGAAATTATGAAGAAGACTACAGTAGACTCTGTAAAGTATTTGTTAATATCTAAAGATTCTATTGGATTTACGGATTCCTATCGTGCAGTTGTAATGAAAGCTACAAAAATTGTAGATGAAGCAAAGAAACCTCTTGGATTTTATTCACCAGACTTATTGTCTTTACTAAAGGTTGCACAAGAAATTGCATTGATAGATGATTACACTTTGGTAATTCGTGTAAAAGAAGAAATACATTTATTTACACCTACTGTTAATCAAGTTCCTGATATTTCACAAGTGTGTAAAATTGTACCTAGTGATGCAGAACGTGTGGCGTTTCGTACAGACATTTTTTCAGAAAAAGAAATGCCTTTGGCAGATACGTTGTCATGGAAAGCTATTTGCACATCATTTCAGTCAAACGATTTAGATTTTATGTTTCCAAGATTCTATTTTACACATGACGGAATTGTTGCAAAAGCAGAATTTGGAAAAACACATTTAGAGATGTTATTTCCAATCACATTAGAAAAAGAATGTCATAAAGCATTGAATCCTAAGTTTATCGATTTATGGATAAGGGCAACTACAAAAGAAAAGGTGATAGGATCCTTGCTTTATAACACTAAAACAAGTGGTTCAATTTGCTTTGAAATACCAAATTTAAAATATATTATATTGCCGATTGCTTGGCGAGAAGGAGAGAAAGAATGGAAAACGAAAATAATGCAGTAAAAAATCCTAAGCATTATCAATTGGGAAACTTAGGAATAGAAGCGATTGATGTTATCCGAGAAGTTACAGGAGAGCTGAAAGACGGATTTCAAGGGAAATGCGTTGGAGATATTTTGAAGTATGTTATGAGAGCACATAAAAAAAACGGAATACAAGATTATGAAAAGGCACAAGAGTACTTGACATATTTGATTAAGTATATGAAGAGAGAGCAAGGTGGCTTGGAATGAGCAGAATGGTGTGAGCATTAATGAGTGCATTGTGTATGATGTTAGAAATTAAAAGAGGGACAGTAACAAAAGAGAAGAGAAGAAATTACGAAGGAATAGTAGTGCTATGTGTAACTATACATGCATTTTATGATTTAATAAGATAAGTATAAATGTATTTATATTAAACAAGGTAACAACAAACGATGTTGTTACTCTGTATAGGATAAATACAGTAAGGTAAAAAGAGAGGAGGGAAGATATGACTAAGAAAGAGAAAGCATATAAGAAATGGTTGGAGCTAGGAGGAGAGAAAGCTCCTAGAGGAACACTATCCATGATAGCAAAGGACTTAAGAATATCTTCTAACTCTATTCGAGTGTGGAAAAAAAGAGAATGGTGTGTAGATGAAAAGCAAAAAGAAAAGAATGTAACGAATACTCAAAGTGTTACAGATGAGTGTAACGTTTCTAGAATGTTACAAAATGTTACAGAAAATCAAGAAGCTATACCTATTAAACGGGAAACAAAAAAAAGTATACAGGAAGAAGAAAACAGGGTAAAAAGGCTCGTTAAGAGTCAAGAACATTCTAAAAAACTAAAAAAAATTTCTAGAATGACAATGCAAGGTTACACAGCAAAAGAGATAGCAGAAGCAGTTGATTTTCATGCAAGCACTGTAGCGAAATGGAGAAAACGTTACAATTTAATTCAACGGAGAGATGAGCTACAATTAGAAGCACAAGCTAGAATAGCAGAAGTAATCACAAAAGAAAGAGAAAAAAGAGCGTTACAACTAATAAAAGGTGCAGAATATTTAGAAGGTGTAGCATTAGAGAAAATAAAAGATTTTCACACGGGAAAACATGGAGCGAGTGAGGGAAAGAAATTAGCGGCAGAAATCAATGCTATAAAACAAGGATTAGAAACATTAGACGCTGCTAAAAGATATACGGATTCTTGGATAGGAGCAGGAAATGCAAAAGAAGTATCAGATTTGATGTTACAAGATAGAAAATACGAATTAGAGCAAGAAAGATTTGCATTTGAGAAAGAGAAAGCAACAGCAATGTTGTATACAAAGTTGTTAGAAATAGAAAAAGGTAATAAAGAAAATACAAGCGAAGAAATTCGTGGAGCAATTGAAGAACAATTTGGAAATTGGGAAATAGATACGTGGGAGGAAACAGAATGACACACAAAGATTCTAAAAGTTTTTTTGAGAATTTTATACAAGAAGATTCTGCATTTCATAAATATAAAATTAGCAAAAGCATGGAAGAAAGATTAAAAATAAAAAATGTTCTTATTGAGATGATTATTTCAGGAGAACTGAAACCATTTTCTGAATTAGAAAGAAATGTATGGGTATTATATAGAGAGGGGATTTCTTCAGAAGAAATACAAAATAGATTAGGAATTTCAAAATCAATGTATGGTGTCGTAAAGTATCGTGCTGGGAAGAAAATAGAAAAATTTGCAGAAAAATTTAAGGAAAGAAGTGAGCGATTATGTTGCGAAATATGATTCGCATTGTTAGCACTGAATATAAAAACACGGTACTACGAAAAAGAAATAAACTTTTAGAAGATAGTTTTAAAATGATAGAGCCAAGTTTAAAACAAAGAAAGGTATTGACTTGGTGGAGAGATAGCAGTCCGTATAAAAATTATTTTGGTATTATATGCGACGGAGCAATTCGAAGTGGGAAAACTGCTTCGGTTATTTATAGTTTCATGACTTGGAGTATGACAAATTTTAATAGACAGAATTTTATATTATCTGGAAAAACAATAGGAGCGTTTAAGAGAAATATCTTAAAAGATTTAGTTAGAATGTTGCGAACATTGAAATTTGAATATTCCTATAATCGTTCTGATAATGTTTTAGTCGTTACACTTGGAGAAGTAACGAATTACTATTATGTATTTGGTGGAAAAGATGAGAAATCAGCAGATTTGGTACAAGGGTTAACAGCAGCTGGGGCTTTTTTTGACGAAGCAGTGCTAATGCCAAAGAATTTTTTAGATCAAGCGATTGCTAGATGTTCTGTAGAAAGCTCTAAAGTTTGGTTTACTTGTAACCCGGATAATCCACACCATTTTTTTAAGAAAGACTTTATTGATGTAGCAAATGAAAAAAATTGTTATATTTACACTTTACTATGGAAGATAACCCAACTTTGTCGGAAAACAAAAAACAACAATATAAACTAATGTATAAAGGAGCGTTCTATGAACGATTTATATTAGGTCTATGGGTAATGGCAGAAGGATTGGTATATCAGATTATTGGAGATAATTTTATTGATGAAGATGAAATCCCAGTTTGTGATTATTACTACATTAGTTGTGACTATGGAATATACAATCCAATGGCTTGGAATTTGATAGGAGTATTAGGAAATGAAGTATATATCATGGAAGAATATCATCATAGTGGGAGAGAAACTAATGAAACAAAGACGGATGAACAGTACACTCAAGATTTCTTAGAATGGAAAGAAAGCATATGTAATAAATATGGGATTGAGGTTGAATATACGATTGTGGATCCGTCAGCTTCTTCTTTTATTGTAGCATTAGAACAAGAAGGACAATATGTGGTAAAGGCTAATAACAAAGTATTTGAAGAAGATTCGGAAAGAGTATCTGGAATACCATTGGTACAAATTTATTTAAATAAATTAAGATTGTTCATTTGTAGGAATTGTATAGAAACAATAAAAGAATTTTATTCCTATCGTTGGGATGAAAAAAGGAGTATGCGTGGGGAAGAAACACCAGTAAAAGAAAACGATCACCATATGGATGGAATTCGGTATTTTTTTAATACAGTCATTGGATACTATTATAAAGACGGAAATAATAGTGGAGAAATTATTGCAGCATAGGAGGAAGAACATTGAGTAAAAAAAATAAAACAGTAGTAGATGATGCTACATTAGAGAGCGTTGTGAGAGTATTATTTGAGAATATGTCTGCGACAAAAGGAGATTTAACAGATGAGCTTATAAAAAAAATGTTACAAGATGTCGAAATTGGTGGAGCGTTACAAAAGATTGAGAGAGAAGTAGCAGGAAGAATTTTATCTGTAAAAACAGATAATGAAGAATTAAGAGCGATGATTCCAGAAATCGAAGCTCGATTTAATAATGTAAAATTTAATCGATTATTTAGAAATATGCTAGAAGCTTGTTACTATGGATATGCTGCCTTTGAAAAAGTATATAACAAAGAAGATTATAGCTTAGCCAGATTAATTTATATTCCACATAAATATGTGAAATATACAAAAGAAAAGAAATGGTATATTTCTGCAAATAATAAAGAATTAAAACTAGACAAAGAAACATTTTTGTTAGCTATACATAGATACAATGTAGCGAATAAAATAGGAGTTAGTATTTTAGAATCTTGCAAGATAGCTTTTACAGATAAAGAGATGTTTCAAGGGTATTTAAGAAGCATTTCGCAAAGATACGGAAATGTAATTACTTTATTTAAATATAATAAAGGAGAAAAAAGGGAAGATGTAAAAAGAAAAGTCGATGATTTACGAAAATATCAAGATAAAATGATATTGGCTATCCCAAGTGATTTTCAAGGTACTTTAAAAGATAATATGCAATTTATCAACTTATCTGATTTGAAACCGGAAATTTATGCAAATTTACAGGATAAGGAAAGAAAAAAGATTATTCAAAATTTGCTAGGGGGAACATTATCTATTGATGATGGAAATGGAGTTGGTTCCAGAGCTTTAGGAACAGTGCATGGAGATGGATTGGAAGCAGTTATAAAAGAGAGGTGTGAATTTATATGTGACTGTTTACAGTCTTTACTATATTATGATGGATTGTATCATGGATACGATTCTAAGCAGTTCTATTTTTCTTTAGAATCTTTGGAAGATGAGAATGATGTTATTCAAAAAGAAAAAGAAAAAGAAAATACAAGAGCAATAAAAATAAAAAATTTCACCGATGTAAGAGCATTGGGGTATAAAATATCCAAAAGCAAATTAGCAGAAGCACTAGGATTAGAAGAAGAAGATTTAGAAGAAGTGGAAGAACTTTCTCAACCATTAGAATTTGAAAGTAAAAAAAAAGAAAAATTACAGGCTCTAGTCGAAAATGTAAGTAATACAGTAGACAAAAGATTGAAAAACAATCAAGAAAAAGAAAATGCTTTTTCTAAAAAAATGAATATTGCTATGAAACAATGGCTAAAGAATCCATTAGAGGAAGAATTGGATTTGGATATGGAAATATTAGAAGAAGATTATATTATTATGTTCTTACTTGGGTATCTAGACAGTCAAGAAAAAGCACTAGAATTTGAAGAAGAATTAGATCCTTTTTCTTTATCATTTACAAAAGCGATTAAGTCTATTATAGATAGAAATCCAGCAATGTATGATACAATAGAAAAGATAGAGGAAGAAGCAAGAAATAGAATGTTTTGGATAAAAAAATCTACGGAGCTAGAAGCTACTAAGAAAGTGTTAACCAGTTTGCAAAAGAATTTAGAAAAAGGTGGAACTTATCATGAGTGGAAAAAAGATATTGAAAGTATAGCAGAAAAAGCAGGTTTAGGAGAAGATGGCTGGTATTCTGAATTGGTTTACAGAAACGCTATGAATAATGCTTATGCAGCAGGAAGATACCAAGAACAAATGGATAATATAAAACAAAGACCATATTTTATGTACAGTGCTATTAATGATGACAGAACAAGTGAAATTTGCAGAAGTTTAGACGGAAAAGTATATCCAGCAGATGATGCAATTTGGCATGTTATTTATCCACCTAATCATCATAATTGTAGAAGTCAAGTGATTGCATTAAATGAAAAGGAAGTGCAAGGATATGGTTTAGAGATTGAAAAGCCGGATAAGGAAATTAAGAAAATGGCTAAAAATATGAAAAACTTTAATACGGCTCCAGTTCCTCAAAAGTTGAATTTTTTACAAAAAATTGTTAAAATAAAAGAAAAAGCATTAGAGACATTGAAAAAGAAGATAGAACGTTTAATGTATTTAGAAAAGAAAAAGAAAGAAAAAAAAGCAATTGTTGAATTAGAGAAGAAAATAAAAAAATACATTCTTTCTAATAAATGCAACAAAAAATTCAACAAACAAATGGATAAGCACTTTAAAGATAGTAAAAATTATATTATAGGAAGAAGTTATTTTACTGTTCCTCGTAAAAAAATAGAAGAACTTGTTTCTCAAAGACTAGGAAATGGAAAAGTTAGTTTACAGAAAAATGGAGAATGGAAGAAGCAAGAAATTATTGATTTGGGAGAAATCGTTGGTGTTGATGTAAAAGGAACAGAAGAATACGTGACTTCTATTGTAAAAGTTCATTATGGAAAAACAGGTATACATGCAGTTCCTTATGCAAAAAGAAAAAAAGGAGATTAAATTATGAAAATGGAAGAGTTAGAAAAATATTGGGAGAAAAAAGTGGAAATTTTTTTTATTGAAGGAAATTCTTATATAGGAATTCTTTCAGGAACGGAATCAGAGGAAAATGAAGAAGGAGAATACACTGGAAGAGAATTAGTTGTATTGGATTTAACAGAACATAGTTATATATCTTTTCTTCCAGAAGAAATTGAACAAATAAAATCTTTAGATAAAGTAGAATAATAAAGAGGAAAAATGGTACTAGGTGATGTGCTATGATAGAATTAAAAATTGAAAATGACTTAGCTCTTTATATCAATAAAGTTGCTGGAAAAGTAAATACAAAAGAGTTAATGGAAGAGATTGCTAATGATATGCAAGCACGTGTCCAATCAAGGTTTAGAATGTCAATAGGACCTGATGGGCATAGATGGTTTCCGATTGGAATTAGAAAAGGAAAACCTTTGATGGATACTGGATTATTGTCTAACAGTATTACTAGCAGAGCTACCATGACAAAAGCAATTGTTGGTACAAACAATAGATATGCTAGATTACATAACTATGGTGGAGTAATACGAGCAAAAAGTGCAGGAGCATTGACAATTCCAATTAGTCCTAAATCGTATGGGAAAAGTGCTAGAAGATTTAGGAGTGCTTTTTTAGTAAGAACACCAGGAGCAACTTTTATAGCAAGAGAAGTTGGTAGAGGAAAAAAGAGACAACTAGAATTTCTATATGTATTAAAACAATCTGCAAAGATTAAAGCCAGACCTTTCTTGGGTATCAATACCGCAATGCAAGAAAGATACAGACGAATTGCAGAAGAATTTTATAGAAAAGCTTGGAAAAAGTAAAAAAGTAAAAAAATAAGTTGATTTTTTGTAAGAAAAAATGTATACTTCAAGTAAGAGAAAATTCTTCCCTTGACTATCGAGGTTGGGGATAGGACTTACTAGGAAGACAGTAGGGACCCATATGGGGGTCAGGATAATACCATATTCTTGCTGATGAAGAACAGCTAAAAAGTCTTTCAGTCTTCAAAAAAGGTGTTCCACTACCTTAAATGAAGGAGTTATAAATTCAGGTGTTGCACCACCTTTAAGTGAAGCAGTTTTAAATTCAAAGGAGCTACCATTATAATTTATGGTAGCTTTCTTTATCTAGGGGGATTTTATGCCAGTTATTCAATTATATGAGATTGACAACGATTATATTGACTATTTGCGACAATTTGATTCTAAGGTATTGAATCATTCAGGGATAACCTATAGCAAAACTCGAAAATATTTAGGTGTTTTGTTAGATATAAATAACTGTAAATACCTTGCACCTCTTTCTTCTCCAGAACCAAAATCAGATTATATCAACGGACAGATTAGAAAAAGTATAATTCCTATCATTAGAATCGTGAAGTTGGGAACTTCTAATATTTTGCTAGGTAAAATAAAATTAAGTAGTATGATTCCTGTATACGATATGTCTGTACTTAGTTACTATGATATTAACAAAGAGCAGGATTTAAAATATAAAAATTTAGTTATAGATGAGCTTAGGTTTATATACGCTAATAAAAATCTTATCTTGAAAAATGCGAATAAATTATATCAGCAAAAAATAAAGAATATGTCAATGGGATATGTACAAACAACAGTTGATTTTATATTATTAGAACAAAAAGCAAAACTATATAAAAAATGAGGATAGTAAATTGTCCTCTTTTTTTATTTATGTAAGAATATTAGAAAAGGTTTTTTACCAATATTTTTGATAAAAAACCTATAAAAATGATTAGTTATTTAATTTTTCATCTAAGGATTTACCTGGTTTAAATTTCATACTCTTTTTAGCAGGTATTCTTACTTCTTCTCCAGTTTTAGGATTTCTTCCTAGCCTTTCAGCTTTTTCTACTACCTCAAATTTCCCAAAACCTGAAAATAGGATATTTTCATTTAATAATGCTACTTCTTCTAATGTTTCTAAAAAGGAAGTCATTGCTTTTTCCGCTTCTGTTTTAGTAGAAAATTTTCCTTTCCTAAAATATAATTCGATAAATTCTTTTTTTGTCATGCTTATTCTCCTTTTCTTTTTTTTAGTTTTTTAAGTATAGTATAATCTATAACAAAAGTCAATATATAATAAAAAATGATTTAAATTTGATTTTTTAAGTAAATTATGATACAAAATATAATGGAAATGAATTATTTTATATTTAAAGGAGGAAGTTTTATGAAGAAATTGTTGTTATATTTATTTGTTATACTCTTGTTTGCAAGTTGTGGAAAAGATGAAAAATATATCAATACTGCACGAGAATACCCATTACCTGGTTCTATGAGTATATATGGAGTAAAAATTAAAACAGTAGACGAAACTGTAAATACTATTCTTGGAATGTTCTATGATAAAAAAGGAGCAGAGATTGAAAAAGAAGTCACTTGGACTAATGATAAAGACACTATTATAGCAAAATATAAAGAGGCAGAAGTAAGAATAGAAGCAAGAAGAGATAAAAATGGAAATCCTGAATTTATGATTATGGATATAATAGGAACCAAAGGAAATAAAGAAATAACTGGATTAAATCTAGTACAAATAGATATGGCTGAAAGTGCTGAACAATTGCGAAAAGAATTAGAGGAATCAAATGCAGAATTACAAAGAGAATTAAATAGAATGGAAAAACAATTTAAATAAAAGGAGGAATAAAAAATGAAAAAATGGTTATTAGGTTTTTTGGTTACTTTATGTGTATTTATGGTTGGGTGTACAAATGTTAGACCTCATAATGAAATTATGAAATCATCTAGCTTTGTAGATGTTGAGGTAAATGAAATAATATTTAATGGAATCGGAATGAAAGTCACTAATAAAACAGATGATTTTGTTGAAATTGTTTGGGATAGTTCAAATTTAAATGATTATCCATTGTCTTTTGGAAATAATCTTGTTACTAAGGCTTTAGAAAAGAAACCTAATACTTCAATAGAACCTAACGGAATTTTTAAAAAAGAAATGTACATTCCGGAGGAAATAAAAATGCCTGCAAAGTTACTTTTGAAAGTAAAGAAAAAAGATGTTGAAGAATATGTTTCTATTATGTTGGAAGATAGAGGAGAAAAGATAGAAAGAAAATATAATATGTGGACAGGAGAATGGGAAAGTGGGGAATAAATTAAAGAGAGCCTATGGGCTCTTTTTTTTTATTTGATTAAAAAAAACTCTTGATTTTTGTATTGAGATACAATATAATGTATTAAGATACAGAAAGGGGTGATGAAAGCTTTTGACTAAAAGTAGAGCAGACTATTTCAGAGAGCGAAGAAAGAAATTGAAAGAGTTCGGAGTAGTGGTTGATAGAGAAAAATTAGAAACTCTCGAAAAAAAATTAAAAGAAAAAAACAGAACTAAGACAGCTTGGCTCAATGAAAAAATTGATGAAGAATTAAAAAAATAGAGAATCACTTACAGTTCTTGGCGGAACAGTGATTCTCTAAGAGTGAAAGATTTCTCTTTCAAAATTATTGTATCATAAAAAGAGATTTCTTTCAATTTATATTGAAAGGAGTTAAAAATGAGAATGAAAAAAATGAATTCTGATTTTTGGGAATGTAGTTTTAAAGGAATTGTATTTTATGTTAAAAATCCTAATCAGGCAATAGAAATTGCATGGAGAATGAGTGGTGGTAGAGTATGAAATATAATCCAGAACTCATAAAGAAAAATAATGTCTATGTAGTAAGTAGTAGAGCAATTGCTAAGGAATTAGGAAAAAGACACGATAACGTAGTAAGGGATATTGAAAATTTAATCTCCTCAGATGTGAGGAGATTAAAAAAACAATCAAATGACATTTTGGCAGATTTAGAAAAAATGTTAATTCAAAGTCAATATCGAGATAGCAAGAATAGAAATTATAGAGAATATCTTTTAACAAAAGACGGCTTTACTTTATATATGTTCAATATTCAAGGATATAATGACTTTAAAATAGCATATATCAATGAATTTAACAGAATGGAGAGAGCTTTAAAACAACAAGCACTACCACTAGAAAATAAAGTAAGAATTGAAGACATGACTTTTGAACAGACAATGCGAACAGTCAAAGGTATTGTGAACAATTTAAAATCTAGGTTAGTCCATGAACGTGATATTTTAAATATGAAAATATCTGAATTAGACAAGACAGGACTAACTGATAATGTCTATACTGTAAAAGCGAAAGGAAAAACTTATACAGTACAAGATTTGGATTAAAATAAGGAAGTATAGCAATATTTTTACATACACTAGGTTGTTCTAAAAAAAAGAGCAACCTTTTTTATTTTTTAAAAATTTTACTTGACATTTGTGTAACTGAATGTTATTTTATATGTGTAGCCATAAGTAAGGAGGTGGAAAATGGAAGCTACAAAAAAGAAAATGGGTAGACCGACAAACAACCCTAAAAATATTCAGACTAGAATAAGAATGACAGAAGAAGAAGCTAAAAAATTAGATTTTTGTGCAAAAACATTAAATACTTCTAAAACTGAAATTATCAGTAAAGGTGTTGATAAAATCTACCAAGAGATTTCAAATAAAAAATAGAGTATCACTCCCCTAGAAAAGATTGCAATACTCTATTGGCTTGAAAGAAATATCTTTCTATAAATTTATTATACTATAGAATAGAGTTTCTTTCAACTACTAAAAAGAAAGGAGCCTGAATTATGCTAAGTCAAGAAGAAAAAATTGCTATGAAGTTTGTAGAAATTCAAGAATGTTCTTGACAAGTAATGTCATTACATATATAATGATGTTAGGACATTACGAAAAAGGAGTACTTTATGGAAAAAAGAAATGCAAAAATTTCTTTTTCTCGTTCTGGGAATGGGATTGGAGCTAAGCTTCCTTTATCTGTTCCGTTATTAAAAAAGTTTGGGATAGGAGTTGATGAAAGAGAAGTCGAAATCATTTATGATGAAGAACAACAAACAATAACTGTAAAGAAAAAGAAATAAAAAATCCCCCATAAGAACCTTTTATGTCCTGTATGGAGGATACCAGTATAATAAACTGGATGACTACCTTTATTATACTGTAAAACTCCTTAAAATTCAAGGAGGTATTTTAATGTTGACGGAAAATGAAAAAATTGCTATGAAGTTTGTAGAAAGTTGTAGAAATCATTTAATGATGAAAGATGATTTAACGGAAGTGGAAAATAAGATGTTTAGTCTATTAGAAAAAGTGAGTAAGAAATTAAAGCTAATAGAAAACGGAGGACCACTACAAACAGAATTTGAGAAAGCATTGTATGACACACTAAACCTAACTAAAGAAATCTATTTTGAGTTCGGAAACCATTATGGTGGTGTTTTTGAATCTCAATATTACGATGGAGTTTAGGAGAGTGGTCGCATGAATGAATTAAAAATGATTGACGAAAGAGAATTACTTGGGAAACAATTTCGAGTATATGGAAATTTTGAAAATCCTTTATTCTTAGCAAAAGATGTAGCAGAATGGATTGAACACAATAAACCAAATGAGTTAATCGCCAATGTAGATGATACTGAAAAGCTGAAGGCGATAATATCGCACTCAGGTCAAAATAGAGAAATGTGGTTTCTAACAGAAGATGGACTATACGAAGTTCTAATGCTAAGTAGAAAACCAATCGCAAAAGAATTTAAAAAAGAAGTAAAGAAAATTTTAAAAACAATCCGAAAAAATGGAATGTATGTAGTAGATGACTTGCTAGATAATCCTGATTTAGCAATTCAGGCATTTACAAAATTAAAAGAGGAGCGAGAAAAAAGAAAAGAATTGGAAATAAAATTAGAAGAGGATAAACCGAAAGTATTATTTGCAGATTCTGTTTCTGCTTCTAAGACTTCTGTTTTAGTAGGAGAGTTGGCGAAACTATTAAAACAAAATGGAATAGATATAGGGCAAAACAGACTATTTGAACAGTTACGAAATTTAGGATATTTGATACAAAAGAAAGGTTCTAGTTTCAATATGCCTACACAAAGAAGCATGGAGTTAAAGCTATTTGAAATCAAAGAAACAACCATTAGTCAACCAAATGGAGAAATACGAATTCAAAAAACTCCAAAGGTAACAGGAAAAGGGCAACAATATTTTATCAATTTGTTTCTAAAGAACAAAATAGCATAAATGTATATGAACATTGGGAATTGAATAAGGAGTAAACTTATGAAAGAAGAAAGATTACAAAGAACAATCACTATCAATTCTTCCTTAGACACCGCAATTATAGAAATTGCAGATGAGAATGATAGAAGGTATACTTTTGTATTAGAAGCATTAGTATATGAAGCATTGCAAGGAAAGACGGATATAGGGAAGATATTAAATAATTATGAGCGGTATAAGAAGTTATAGAAGAACATTTATAAGAGGGAGAAATTCCCTCTTTTTATTTTTGAAAAATATAAAAAAAACTATTGACATAATGTAAACATTATGATATTATATATTCAAGAGGGGAGGAATGCAAATGAGATATGCGTTTTTGGGAGAAAATCATAATGATATGTTCCACAGTAGAGTACATTATAAAAATTACAAAGTGGATAATCAAAATGATTAGGAGGTATAAAGGGCATTAAGCCCCTTTCCTCCCCTCCCTCTTAAAAAATATAAAGGAGGTATAAAAATGTATGATGAATGGTGGAAAATAGCTTTCAAGATATTTGTAGTGGTAAAAACTATAGAGTATCTCTATAAGCTTTATAAATGGATTAAAAATAAAAAAAAATAAGGATTCCTAACAAAACGTTAACAATCCTTATTTCATATGCGTTCTTGGTATCTTTATAATACATCTTTTTTAATAAAAAGTCAAGGAGGAAATACGTGTCAGAGAAGAAAAGAAAAGGGTATTCTACAATCGAGCAACAAATGAGAGCTAATAAAGAATATCTAGATAGAAATCCAGAAGCAAAGGAAAGAGGAAATCGAAGCAGATTAAAAAGCACTTGCAAAAGATTTATACGTGATTTTGCCACTTTAGAAGAGTTAGAAGAAATAAAAGTTTTAATAGCAGAAAGGAGTACAAAAAAATGAAAATCATAAAGCAGATTGCAATTTTTTAAAAAATAAAAATTCTGGGTATAGTGTATTTTTTCCAGAATATCCACATTTATTTACTTGTGGAGGTCCTTCCAAAGAAAATGCTCGGTATATGTCAAAAGATAGATTGTGTAGCGAAATCAGTTATAATCATTATATGAAAGATTTTTCTTTAGTAACGACTAAGAAAATTTCTGACTATGATATAGTGGAATACTTAAAAGAAAATTTTTCTGAATATGATGATGTAGACATAGAAAAATCTTTTATAGAAGAACTTTATTTTTATTCCGATATCTTTATAAAAAGACATTGGAAATAAAAGATTGGAGCAAGAATAAAATCCTGTTCTTTTTTTTAAAAATAAAAAAAAGTTGTTGACATTTACTTGATTATAGTATATACTTAAATCAAGATAAGAAATGAAGAAAAGGAGAGATGTAAAATGTTAGTAAAAGATATGAAAAACGGTTTATTAGTGAATGCGGTGATTGACTTTATAAATTTCTTAAGAGATGAAAACGAATTTAATTATAAATTCGTATCTGAAAATCAAGAGATTTTCTATACTGATGGTTGTAAAGCAATTATGAATTTACAATTAAATAAAGAAAAATATAAAAATAACAAAAGTCAAAATTTCCTTTTCTCGTTTTCTAGAATTTTAAAAGATATGAATGAAGATGATGAATTAAAAAAAGAACTATCAGAATTCATACTTGAATATTTAAAAGAAACCAACAACTATAATGAAGAAATGAAAGGATATATTGTAAATTCATATGTAACTTTAGATGTATTAACTGAAACAGTTGACGTTGATAAAGAAAGAGCGACTTTATTAAAAGAATTTTCTGATGAAATTAGAAAAATAGAACCAAGTTTTAGACTTGCATTAGATTGGGATTCTTATTTTAAAGAATGTCAAAAAATGGAAGAAACAGGAGTGTGGGAATAATGATGAATAAAGAAGAATTTTTGACAGAAAAGAAAAAAATGTTAGAAGAAACGAAAAAAAATGCTTGGGCATTTATGCACGCTTCAAAAGAATTATTAGCTGACAAAGAATTTATGATTGAAGCAGCAAAAAAAAATGGTGGAGCATTAGAGTATGCTTCTTCTGAATTAAAAAGTGACAAAGAATTTGTAATTGTCGCTGTATGTCAACAAGGAAGAATTTTAAGATATGCAGCAGAAGAGTTAAAAGATGATGAAGACGTCATCTTAGCAGCAATCTCAAACGATGGTTCAGCACTAGAGTTTGCAACTGAAAGATTAAGAAAGAAAAGAGAAGTTGTTTTAGTAGCTGTGAAAACAACAGGTTACGGATTAGAATTTGCTTCTGATAATCTTAGAAACGACAAAGAAGTCGTTTTAACTGCTGTAAAACGAGATGAATGGGCATTAAAATTCGCATCTGACGAGTTAAGAAATGATAAATGCTTCATATTAGAAATTATGAAATGTTGCAATAACTGGGCATTAGAATATGCTTCTGATGAATTGAGAAATGATAAAGAAGTTGTTATAGAAGCTATGAAAGGTAGACATTCCATTCCTCTTTGGCTTGCATCGGAAAGATTGCAACACGATAAAGATGTAGTCTTAGAAAACATCGCAAACGACATACTGCGTAAAATGCAATATGATATAAGTAAAATAAAGTGCGAAAAGATAAACGGCGAAATAAAAGTTTCACTACCAAAGCAAGATTTAGGAATAGATGAAGAACAAAAAAGAGAAATCATCAAGAAAAATATCGAAAGTATTTTATTAAAAACATATGACGATGAAGATATTTTAAAAGTTGTAAAAGAATTAGAAAAATATGAAAATCTTGAAGACATTTTAAAAAAAATAAAAGGGGATTTTACTAATCCTTTCAGAGAAGAAATGATAAAAAAAATAGAAGAAAAACCTAGTTTGCTAGAATATGCTGATTATGAAATTAGAAATGACAAAGAAGTCATTTTGTCAATGATAAAAAAAGCATGGTATGTTTTTAGATTTGCTTCTAAAGAATTAAGAGCTAATAAAAAAGTTGTACTGGCAGCTATAGAAGAAAACGCACTTAATTTACAGTATGCTTCTGAGGAATTGAAAAATGACAAAGAAATTGTCATCAAAGCTGTAAAACAGATTGGAGCTGCTATAGGATATGCAAGCGAAAGGTTGAAAAATGACAGAGAGATTGGAATGGAAGCTATAAAAAATGACCATCTAGCCCTTTGGCTTGCAGGAGAAAAATTGAAAAACGATAAATTTTTTGTAATAGAAGCAATGAAATACAACCCAGATACGCTATTTGGTGCTTCTAAAGAATTACAAGAAGATAAAGACGTAATGCTAGAATGTATTACTAGCAAACTCTTAAAAATAATAGAAGAAAAATTAAAGGACAATATAGAACACAAAGAAAAAAGAAAGTTTATAAAAGAAAACATTGAGAGTATCTTGTTAAAGACTTTTGATGACGAAGAAATTTTAAAAGCTGTGAATATTTTAGAAGAACATAAAAATCTTCAAGAAATATTAAACATAATAAAAAAATAATAAAAAAAAGAGGGCTCTCACCAGCCCTCTAACGGTAAAGCTTAAAAGCTTTTATTAAAATCTCACTATACGTGAGTTTAGTTGTTTTAATTATACAACTAATTTTATAAAAAATCAAGAAAATTAGGAGAATATGAATAATACAATAAAATATTTCAAAAAAGGAAGAATTGTTAGTTGCTATGAAAGAGGAGAGAGATAATATGTCAGTATTTACAAGAGAAGATAAACTATTTGTAGAATATTTAAAAGATTATTTTGCAGAAGAAATGAAGAATGGGTTGATCAGTAAAATAGCTACATTTGATGATAGAGAGTATACATTCTTTTTTTCAGAACTATCCACACTAAAAATTATAGTGATGGAAACAGAAGACGATAATGGACTATCTCTTCATATGGGTACAAATGAGGATAGCTCTGAATATCTTACAAAATTCGCAGAATTTATGAACACTGATAAATTTAAAAAATTATATAAAAATTTAGAAAATTATTGGTTCATCCAATATAGAGCTGAAGAATATGAAGATAAATATCTTAATTCGTAATTGCATTTCTTTTGTAAATATGTTAAAAATATAAATAAAATGCAAAAATAAAAGGAGAGTATATGATAAACATTGAGAAATACATACACAAAACAATTGGAGGAAACGAGTATATTCAAAGCTTTTCTGATATTAGTTCAGAAATATATAAAATATTTCAAGACAATATGCACTTTGGAATCGTGGATTTAGAGAAAATACACAATTCCTTGTATGATATTTATGCTGTTGTAGAAGAAAACAAGATTAAAGTTATATCTAAAGAAAGTGAAGAAAAAATCTCGGAAAGCATAATGGAATTTGTAGAAGATGACCTTTCTAAATTGACAACAACTATCTTTCCTACTGCATTTATGTTAAAGCTTGATGAAACAGAACCGGAAAATTTGAGAATTTTCTTCGAAAATCTAGGAACATTAAACCACTATGTTGGGTTTTGGCTTCTAGAGCAAAAAGTGAGAAATTAAAAGGGAGATTAAAATGGCAGAACATGGAGGAAAAAGGGAAGGGGCTGGAAGACCTGCTTCTCGTGATAAAAAGATACAAAAATCAATAAAAATAGATCCAACCATCTACAAACAGATAGAACAGTTGGACGGAACCTTCATTTCTAAAATAGAAAGAGGTCTAGAATTACTCTTAGAAAAAGAGTACAAAAAATAAAAAAGAGAATAAATAAAGAAAGACTGTAGATAAAAATGTTTGCAGTCTTTTTTTATTTTTTTGAAAAAACAATATACTGTTTTCGTCTTTTTTTATGTTTTTTTCTAAAAAAGCATAAAAGATACAAAAAAATTAACAAAATTGTTAACCCTCATCTATTAGTAGAGAGCATAGTGCGAGGGAGGTGACTAAGAATGAAAAAAAGATTGAAAGTGTTTGAAAGTGGTAATTATCCTCAAGGAAATTTTGAAGCAGACAGAGTGAAAGCTGTTTTTGAAAAAGTTGTGGATAAAATTCCGGGTATTTTTGCCCACAGTTCACATTGGGCAAAGAAAGAAGAAGAACCTGTTTCAGTTGGAGAATTCTCTAATTTCGAACTTTTGAATAAAAATGGAAAGTTGGTTGTATTTGGAGATGTAGAGTTCAATGAAAAAGGAGCAGGATATTACAATGACAAGATTTTGGAGGGAGTATCTGTAGAAATAGATCCTAAGACAAATACTTTACACAAAATTGCAGTATTGCCAAAGGGTGTAAAACCACAGGTTGCTGGAGCGGAATTTGAGTTAAAAGAAGATGAACTACAAGGGATTTATTTACAATTTGAAGAATTTGAGGAGGAAAAAATGACACTAGAACAAATTATGGCAACATTCCCAGTTCTTTCTTTAGACGACAGAGCAAAATTAATCAATAGTTTGGTTTCGACTGTTACTGATGAAGAAAGAAACGGAATGAGAAAGCTTATGGAATGGGAAAAAGTGGAAGCAATTCAAGTAGAACCGAAAGTTCCGAAAACAGAAGATGAAATTCGAGCAGAAATCACAGCTCAAATGGAATTTGAAGCAAAAAGAAATCAATTGATTGAAAAGGCAAAAGCAAAATTCACTCCAGCACAACAAGAAATCATGGAATTTGCATTAAAAAAAGCAGGAGAAGAAAGAACAACTGTTTTAGAATTTGAATCTAACGGAAAGAAAGAAAATATGTCTTATTTTGAAAGATTTGAAAAAGCGGTAGAAACAATGGAAGACGCTGCTAATTTTACAAGCAAGACAAAAGAATTAGAATTTGAAAACAAAGAAGAAAAAACAGATGCAATGAAGCAAGCTTATGATAGAACAAAAGCTAGATTTTCAAAATGATAGGAGGAGTAAATGACCAAAATAGGAATTTTCATGTTTGTGTTAGCAGTAATTGGAATTGCAGCACATTTTTGGAATAAAAAACATAATGACAGAAAAGGAGGAAAAAAATAATGGCTAGATATGACAGAAAAGAAAAAGAGTTAGTACAAATTGTAGAAGACACTCTTACTATAGCTGGAGTAGTGAAACAAGATGAAGATGTCAACCTTTATTCTTTAGTTGCATATAATCATTCAGAAGACAAATGGGTTAAATTTGTAAAAGAAACACATAAAACTGGATTTGCAGTAGCAATGGTAAAACAAGCAAAAGGAATCGAATTTGACAATACTGGAAAAGATGTTGTGGTTCCATTATTAAAAATTGGAATTGTAAATAAAGAAGTAGTAAAAAAGGCATTTTCAGAATTAGATCAAGAAACAGTAGGAATTTGTTTGGCACAAGGATTAGCAATTCTTTAATGAGAAAAGGAGGAAATGAATGTTAACAGAAAAACAAAAAGAATACATTGGAGTATATGCAGCAATTCCAAGTCCTAATATGTTTTACTGGGATTTATTTAGAGAAGCAAGAGAAGCATATTTGGGGTTGGGAGAAACAATCAATTTAGATGAAGTTATGGCAGAAATGAAAGAAGCAGGAATTGTTCCAAGAGATACAGAATTACCACCTATGACAGTAAATGGAAATGTAGCAGTTTCTATCACTCCTGACATCGTTGGAAACTCTGTTGGTATCTCTGCGTTAGATTCTATCAATGCGAATAGAACAGATACTGTAGTGGTAAATGGGCAACAAATGACAGCTTCTCAATATGACGTTGAGAACAAAACTATGACTTTGAAGAACTCTATTTGCAATACAACAAATAGAATGGCTGCACAAGCATTACTAACTGGAAAAGTGAAATGTGCAGGTGGACAAGAAGTTGACATGAAGCTACCAAAAGATGTTGAAGTAGGTGCTAAACCAAAATCTTGGGTAACTTTCTTTGTAGAAAAAATCAATGATTACCAAATTGAGACAGGATATATGCCAACTTACATTTTAGTAGGTTCTAAAATTGCAGCAGAACTAATTACAGAAATTCAAAATACAAAAGCAAGTTTATTGGCTGCAAAAGTAGAAAAGAAAGGACAATCTGCAATTATCAATATCAATGGAGTTTTAAGTGAAATTAGAACTTTACCACCTGCGATTGGATATAAAAATTTAATCACAGAAACAGAAAATAAAGTTTTCTTTATTAACAATATGAGTTTAGTTCCATTGTATGCAGGATTGGAATTTGTAGGAGATACAAATAATCCTGAAATGATGAGAGGAGATGTATTTGTTGATAAAGGAGATGTTAACAAACAAACAGGAAGAGCTACTTTGTTTGCAAAATCTGCTCCATTCCCAGCTATCGCATTACCTAAGTTGATTAAGGTTTATAAAGTTACTTTAGGATAATTTTATGACTAAGGATTTTTTAGAGCGATATAGCGAAAATGTTCAACTTTTTTTAAAAGAAGAATATGGGGAAAAAGTAAAGCAGAAACTTGAAGATATGCGAAAAGAAGCGGATTTCTTAATAGATACTTATGGAATTGATGTGAAAAGCATTCAAGAAATGAATTTAGAACTATTAAGAGATTTACATGCTGATTTCCGTGTGTATACAAGAATGGCAAATGAAGAATTAGCAAGAGAAGCAAAACAAGAGTTTTATGACTTATTAGATGCATATAAAGAGACGTTGGATAAGAAATCAGACACCAGCAATGCTGGGAAAGGAATTATGGTGTTTCTATGACAAAAGTAAAAAGGACAGCAGAATTACTTAATCGAGTAAAAGAAATATTGCAAGAAATCCCTAGTGTCATTCCTTATGTTAAATTTGCTTTCTTAGAAGATCAACTTTTTAAAAAACCAGTTAGCAACTCTATTCTTATAGAACCGTTGGGAGAGTCTATCTCTCCTAATGGTATTTCTTTAGCTCATCCGTTGAAAGAAACAAAAGGATTTATCATTCACTACCTATTTAAGTCAATGACACCGGATTTACATATGATTCCTTTTGTAGAAAAAAAAGATGAAATTATCAATAAGCTACTAGATGAAAGAATGATTGGGATAGATGGATTATTTCTTAATTATTCGATACAAACAGAACATTACAAATTCACTACTGATGAAGTTGGAGAAGAAATTTGGGTAGTGAAAATAATATTTAAAGGACAATATAGATAAAGGAGGGAAAAAGAGTGATTAAGTTATTGATTGGTGTTCAAGATAATGCAAAAACAAAAGCTAATATTTTAAAAGCTTATTCAGCTACAGAAGTAGACTTGAAGCCAGATTTTAATAAAGTACAATCGGAAGCATTTACAGATTCCGCTTATCGAGAAAAAGGATATGTATCTGAAAAAAAAGCTAATGGAAGCTTTACTTTAGAAGTAACACCAGAAACATTAAAAGATTTATTGCCAGCTTTCGGATATACGTTAGAATCTGTTTCATTACCAGGAGCAGGAATTACCTTTGAAGGAATTTCAAAAATAACACATAAAGGAATTGCAAATAACGGAGGAAAAATTGAAAAATATTTTACAATTGTGGAGCAAGATTTAGAACATGAAGAAGAAAATATTATCACGGGAGCTCAATTTAATAGTGTTGAGTTAAATTTCAGTAAAGGGTCCTATGTCACTATGAAAGTTGATGTAATTGGATATAAATTTGAATACAAAAATAGTAAGAGTGAAACTGGAGAAAATGTATCTGACATTGATAATGTAATTACATGTAATGGAATTCATTTATCTTTAGATGGGAAAGATATTTCTGCAAATGCTCAATCTATAGTTGTTAACATTAACAACAACTTAGAAGCTAGATTTGGATTAGGAAGTCCAGACGCAACTAACATTAAAAGGACGAATTTTATTGAAGCAAAAGCTAGCTTAACATTTGTTGGATATGAAAAAGAAAAATATAAAACAGCATATGAAAGATTGATAAACGGAGAAACAGGAAAAGCAGACATTAAATTGTTGGGTACGGAAAAAACAGCTTTTGGGGTACAACTTCATAAAATTGGAGTTTCTGATGTACAAAAAACTGATAAAAAATCAGGAGCAGGAATGACGCAGGAATTGGAAATTTTTAATGATAGAAGCAAGAGTACACCAATTACATTTGTTTTTGGAACTGTAAATTAAAAAAGGAGAATAGAGTATGCAAAAGATTTTAAAAGTCGGAACAGAAGAAAATTATGTAGAGTATAAAGAAAGATTGAGTTTTATTGAGCGACATAATTATAAAGAAAAAATTAAGCCGAAAAGCTTAAAAATGAATAAAAAGAAAGAAGATTTCACATTAAATGTTGAAGAAAATAAATTTGAAAATTCTCCAGAATTTATGTTGCTTCAAGCACAAGTTGTAAAGATCGTAGAAGAAGGAGAAGTTATTTTTGACCATGAGGATGGAAAAAGAAAAATTTCCGCTCAAACATTTAATAAAATATTTGAAAATGCTGACAATTTAGATGAAGTGTTATCTAACATTTTAAAAGCCAACAAATTGTCTGTAAAAGAGGAAGAAGAGGAAGAGGAAAAAAACGACTAGATATTCTTGTTCAAGCAGCGGAACATTATTATCATAACCGAAAAACTTCCCAACAAGCAGAAAACTATGATGAAATTATCGAAATGAAAGAAAAAATACGTTTTTATATCCGCTATCTAGGAAGAGATTCTTTTACTGGATTTTATGAATTAAGGTTCCTTCCCGATGGAGAAAGTGTTGGATATAATCATCACGATTGGGAAGATATTTGGTATTTAGAGAATGTGAAGAATGCTTTGAATGAGATCATATCACAAAAGCAATAGAGGAAGATAAAACTTCCTCTTTTTTTAGAAAAAGGAGGTGGAACAATGATAGATAACAATATGACAATGATAGTATCTTTGAAAGATGAAGCTAGTCCAGAGTTTAAAAAAATGGCAACACGATTTGGTATGTCAACAAGTGATTTTAAAAAATATCTAAAAGACATGATGGCAAAAGCGAAAGAAATGGAACAACAAATCAATAAACTTGATTTTAAAAAGTTACAGGAAAATATCAAAACGTTACGCCAAGAAGCACAAACTCAATTAGCAGAAATGAAAAAATCTTTAGAAAGTTTAAAAGAAAAGTCTAAAGATGTTTTTTTGTCAATTGAAAAATGGACTACAAGAGCTGTTACTGCTATCGTTGCTTATACTACCATTGCCGGCAAACAATTTGCAGACCTAGAAACAAATATTAAAAAAGTAGAAACAATTTCAGATGATAGTTTCAAAAAGATTTCAAAAGAAGTTCGTAATATGGCTATGGATTCAGGGACTTCTTCCAAGGAATTAGCAGGAGCTTTGTATGAGATTGTATCTGCTGTCGGAGATGTTCCTGAGAAATATAAAATTTTAGAATATTCTAATAAATTAGCTATTGCAGGATTTACAGATACTACTACTGCTGTTGACGTTTTAACAACCATTTTAAATGGATATGGAATGGAAATGTCACAAGTAAATAGAGTATCCGATATTCTAATTCAAACACAAAATAAAGGGAAAATTGTTGTATCTGAATTGGCACAATACATGGGACCTATTATATCTACTGCTAAACTTGCGAAAGTATCTTTGGAAGAATTAGCTGGAGCTATGGCAACTATGACTGCAAATGGAGTAAAAGCTCCAGAAGCAAGTACATATTTAAAAAATATGATGAATGAGTTAATTAAAACAGGAACAGATGCAGATAAAGCATTTAAGAAGATATATGGAAAATCTTTCTTGCAATTTAAAGAGCAAGGAGGAACATTGCAAGAAGCGTTAATTTCTTTGAATGAAAGTGCTAAAAAAAGTGGAATGACTTTAATTGATGTTTTCTCAAGTATTCGTTCTTCATCAGGAGCATTAGTATTAGCAAACAATATGGATAAATTCATAGATAGTTTAAAAGCTATGGAAAATGCAGGTGGAACAACAGATAAAGCTTTCCAAAAAATGATGGATACCTTTACACAAAAATTCAAACAAGTAAAAGAAATTTTAAAAGAATTTGGATTAAGAATATTTGAAACAATCGCTCCACAAATTGATAAATTAATGGAGAAAATCAAAAGTATTGATGTTGACAAAGTGTTTTCACAAGAAAATATCAATAACGTTGTAGGTTTTGGAAAAGCAATTGTGACTTTGGGAATTGCTTTGAAAGGTCTTAAATTTGCAAATGGATTCTTAGAAGGGTTGAGAGTCTTAACTGGTGCAGAAGTAAAGAAAGATATGTTAAGTGTTCTTAAAAATGGCTTAGGGGCAATGAAAAACAATGTGAAAGCTCAAGGTCTAGGTGTTATGGCTCATTTTGCTAGAAGAACTCCAGAACAAATGCAATTACCAGGAATGGGAACAACATCTGTACCAAAAACTTCTATGTTTGCAGGAATGTTAAGTTCATTTCAAGGGATAATCGGAAAATTTAAAGCATTATTTGCAGGAGGATTTACGGGTGCTCTTAAAAGTTTAGGCAGTGTTATTGGAAGAATTATTCCATATATTTTAGGTTCCGTAAAAGTGTTTGCAGCTTTATTAGGAAAATTAGCTTTAATTGGAGGAGTTGTTGCGGCGGTAATTCTAGCTTTGAAACTACTTTGGAATATTCTCTCTAAGAATAAAAATGTAACTCAAGTATGGGGAAAAGTCTTAACCAATTTAAAAGATTTTATTTCTAATATTATCTATGTTGGAAAACAACTATACACATTTCTATTAAATACTTTTACTGGAAATGGTGTATTTGGAATGGTTGGAAAAGCTATAGGTGGACTAGCAAGTGCTTTAGGAAGCTTTTTTAATTGGATTTTGGAAAAAGCTAACTGGTTTTTAAAATTTATTGGAAAAGGACTTGAAAGAGCAAATACTGGAGATGATAAAAAATCTTACTGGGGAAATGCGTACAATCCTAATAATTCTAACGACGGATTTTTAAGTGTTCCTAGCGGTATAGGTAAAACAAAGAAAGAAAATAAAGATACAATTTTAGGAGGAAATGTTGCAGATTTAGCAAATTCTGCACAAGAAACTGCAAATAAATTCCGAGAGGGATTTGAAAAGTTGATGTCTGAAATTGGAGCTAATATTACAAAAGAATTTACAAATGAAGAAAAGTTAGCAGAATTGGAAAAAGCAAAAGGTAAATATGGAAAATATATTGAGGAAATCAATCGAGCAATCAATAACGTCAAGTTAGACATTTTAGCAGAGAAAATTTCATATCTTTCTAAAGGAATTAACATTGAGTCTATGGAAAAATCCTTTGAGCAAAAAAAGAAAGATTTAGAACAAATGATAGAAGCTCAAAAAGAACTAATCGAACGTAATAAAATAAAAGGAATTGACGAATATCCTTTAAAAGAATTGGAAGACCAATTGAAAAATATGGAATATACACTCCGTAAATTACCTCTTGATGAGCAAAAAGAAAAATTACAAGAATTTGCAGAAGCGATTGAAAAAATGCCAATTGATGAACAAATTTCTCGTTATAATGCTTTAATTCCAGCTATTGAAGGACAAATTGCAATAGTAGAGCAAATGGTAAATGATGGTTTGCTAGATGAAAAAGTCTTGAAAGATTACAAAAAAAATTTGGATGAAATCAAGAAAAAACAACAAGAAGTGCAAGCTCAAGGACTTACCACTTGGGGAAAATGGGGACAAGGAATTCAATTACTTGCAAACACGTTCTCTCAATTAGGGAGTGCAACAGGAAGCAAAACAATGAGTGGTATTGGAAATATTCTTGGGAATGTTTTCAGTATTGGAAGTGCTATGAAAAATTGGGGAGGTATGTCTTCTATTACAGGAATGTTTAGTAAAGCCGGTTCTTTTTCAGGTGGAATGGCTTCATTAGGAGCAGTAGCAGGAGCAGTAACTGGTGGAATAGCTCTGGTAGGAACGATAGGCTCTCTAATCGGAAGAAGTGGAAAGAAAAAGGCTGCTAAAATCGACGCAAGAAACAAAGAAAACGAAGAAGCGTACAAAAAACAAATATCAGCATTGCACCAACTCACTCAAGCAATCCAACAAAATTCTGAAAGAATTAAAAGTTTTGCAGATAGAATGTTGACAGATGTTGCGAAAAATCCAACTATCCGAATGATTGTAGGAGGGGAAAACAACTTTGATTTGTTACATAATTCTATGATAGGAGGAAAGCATTTTGCAGACATTGTAGCTTTAGAAAAAGGAAGTGCAAGGTATCGAAGTGGATTTAGGCATAAACATAAAAGCACATATACAAAAGTAGACATTGGAGAAGCAGAGTTACTAAGATACTTAGGATTTGACAAGAGAGAGTTGGATGCCTTTACGGATAGCGAAATGAAACAATTGGATAATGTATTAAACCAAGTCAATCATGAAACATTACGTAGAGCAACAGGAAGAAACTTGACAGAATCTAGTATTGAAGAATGGAAGAAACAAGTTCATGAATTTGTAGAACAAATTAAATATCTAGAAAGAGAAAAAGCAGACTTATTTAAAGGTTCTACATTAGAAAGTTTTTCAGGTGTGGAATATAAGACGGAAAAAGAATTGATAAAAGAATACACGGAGCAATTTAAACAAATGGGATTAGTTGGAGAACAATACAACAAAACTATCAAAGAAATGGCGAAAAATAACCAAGTGCTAATTACCTCAATGTTAGACGTGCGAAATAGCACAATAGAGGGATTTGCAAGTGGAAATGGTGGATTCTTAACTTCTATGAAGTCTTACTTTGAAAAGATATTTAAGAATGCAAGTTCAGTAGCTTACGATTTAGTATTTAGTGACTTAGACCATTATTTAACACAAGCTTTTGAGAAAATATCCAATAAGCTTGTGGATATTAAAAAGAGTGGAAAACTTGACTTTAAAGGATTGTTTAGTGATTTTGATTTTGAGAAAATCAAAAACCTAGACATTATGGAAAAGCAAGTAAAACAATCTTTAGATGTCATCAAGAAAGAGTTACTAAGTCGTGGAGTAGATTTATCCTTAATCAACAAAATGCTTCCATGGAGTGATTTTAATGACAGGATAAACAGCTTAAAAAATGCTTTATCGAGTGCTATGAGTGCAGGATTAGAAGAACATAAATTCTCTAGTTTCACAAAAGCATTAGGGCAATCTCTATATGATAGCGTGAAAAATTCATTGATTAAGGCATTTAGTGAAAGTGCATTGTATCAAGGAATGATAGAAAAATTCATCAAGGCAGAAGATTTTCAATCACAGTTAGAAAAAGCAGGGAATTTTAAAGAAGCCTTAAGAATAGCAGATGGAATTATGAAGAAGTTTGGCTATGAATTAGAAGCGAATGGGCTTGGTGGATTTGACGGAATCAACAATATCAGGAGAGAGGAAGATACACAGCTTGGAAATGCTTACTATACCGATAAGGCGGCAAATGTGAATATCAATGTAACTAATAATTTCTATGCAGAAGTATATGGTGTAGATGATTTAGATACAAGGATTGCAAAAGGAACGGAAAGTGGAATTAAAAATTGGTTAAACAGACCAAATGGAAGTAACTAGGGAGAGGGAATCCTCTCCCGGATAGGAGGAAGAAAATGGAAAAATTTGAAAAAAATGAACTTAAGGAAGTAGCTAGAGAAGCATGGGAAGCATTATCAGAGGTATTGCCAAAAGGAAAAGAAATAAAGGTTGGAAATGAACGCTACGTAAAGAAGCAAGTAAGTTCAGAAATGGAAGAATTTTTATTAGAGATAGAAGCATTTAAGAAGAAAATGCAAGAATTAGATTTTGCATACAAAGAAGTTGCAGATCTGACAAAAGAGTTCATAAAAGCAAGAGTACTGGAATTGCCGAAGTACAATATTTTTCAAGCATAATTTTCTAAGAAACAAGGAGGTAAAGAATGGAGAAAAAGACAGTCGTAACAGGAATTTCATATAGAGATAATACTGGAGAAATAAAAACTTTGATTTTGTCAAGAAACGAAATAATGGAAGTCAATGGAAAGTATTTGACTAATATGGTTTTCAGTAAAGAAGAACTAGAAGAATTAGAAAAGGCTTTGGGAAAAGAAATAGGGTCTATATTTTCACATATTGAATATAAAAGAGAGGATAAGATCCTCTCTTAGCACAGTTATTTAATAACTATAATTTTGACAGGTTTTTTCTCCTTGGAAAATACTTCTTCAAAATGTGGTTTTAAAGAATCTTTTGCTAAATGCTCTTTCAATAAAAATATCTGCATAGAATCCGTGAAAGAGCCATCTTCAAATTCAAAATAAATTCTGTTTCCGGGTAAAGAAACTTTTTGTCCGTTAACCATTAAAAATTCTTCTCCCGTTTCACATTTTATTTTGTATTCGTCAGCTAAAGATTGTGCTGTTTTCAAAAGCAATTCAAACATCATTTGCACCTCCTTTCATAAAAGTGTTCCAATAGTATATATAGCTTTTTTGAGGGAGAAAATCAAGATAGGAGGAAATATGCAACTATCAACATTGCGGTATCAAGGATATACCGCTAGAATTACGAACCTATCGACTATAGAAGAATTACAGGATTGGGTCTCGGAATGTAATATTACACTTCCACAATCCAATCTCATATCTTCCATGGAAGCTAGGTTTCAATTAGAAGAAAAGAAAATCAATAAAGGGAATGAAGTTAAGATAGAGATTTTGGATGATGTGGGAAATGTGCTTTATACCTTGCAAGGAGAGGCAAACATTCCACGTAGAACAAAATCTTGTACCGGTTTGGAAGTATGGGAATACAATATCAAAGATAGTTATAACCGACTATTTGAAAAAGTAGTTTCTGAAAGCCAAACATTTTATGACCTTTACTTATGTAATATAAATGACAAACACAACTCTTTACTACATAAAATAGCAAGTGCTTTAGGATTCCGAGAAGAAGAATTGGATTTTGAATCGGTTGCTTTTGAAAATGGCAACTTAATCCGATTGCCTTTTGTGTATTTAGAAGAAAATTCTAGGTGGATTGACAAATTACAAGCTTTCATTGAAGCCACAGACGGAATTCTATACATAAAGAATAAAAAGTTATTCTTTCGACCTCGTAATTTATCAATCAACCACTCTTTTAGTTTTAATAGGACTAATATTATCACTAGCTTAGAAGAAAGCGAAAAAGAGGTGTTACAGAATGGAATACGGCTTGTCTATGATAGATATGAAAAATTAGACAATCAAGTGGTGTTTAATCTGCAAAAAAAGATAATTACAGAACCAAATACCAATCAAGATACAGAAGTTCCAACAATGAAAATAAACTTCATCACATCAGCCGTGAGCAATCCAACATTGACGAAAGCTAGTGGATATTATTTTGCAACAGAGGATCCAAATTCCAAAGTAGATATTACCTTAGAGGAAAATGTCCACTATAAAAAAATGTCATGGAAAGAAACGGGAGCAGAAGTGAAATTCTATAATCCGTTGCCACATAAGCTATATGTAGATAACTTTGAGATAAAAGGTGTTCCGTTGTCTATGTATGCAGATAACGAGGTCAGTGTAATGTTTCCTAGCGTCTTAGAAAAACGTCAAGAAAACTTCATCACTGCTAGTAAGAATAAATTTATCCAAACAAGTGAACAAGCAAAGTTTTTAGCAAAAAAGGCAATGCGAAGAGGGGTTGTCAATCATGCAGAATACCAATTCAAAACTCCGTTTCTTCATCAGATTGAAGTTGGTGGAGTATATGGCTTGGACTTGGAAGATATTCACACCGTGATTGAAATTACAAACCTTTCCATCAACCTAAGACCAGGAGTATTCCGTATGGATATTCAAGGAATTTCGGTCAAAGAAGAGTTGGGAAATGTGAAAATTACCTCCAAGCTATCCGGGAATCCAAAAGAAAGCTATGTAGATTTGAGTTCTGTCAAAGAAGATATCCAATCGACAAAATCCGAGCTTGTGGAAAAGTATGATAAGAAACTTCTTTCTTTAACAGAAAAATACGATGAGCAACTTGTGAACATCTCGGATATTCACAAGGAAGAATTGTCCAAGATTACGGAAAAACTAGGACAATTGTCACAAGGAATCCAAGATAATAAGGTCAAAATTTACACGTTAAAACCTAGTTACGATACTTTGACAGACTTGAATATCGGAGATATGTATGTATCGGATACGACAGTAGAAATCTTAATAAAAGAGGGAAATCGCTATGTTTGGAAAGCTATAAAAGATGAGGATACAAAAAAACAATTAGAATCGTATATGCAATCTACAAACTCTAAGCTAGTAACCATTTCTTATCAGTTCAGTGCTCCGAAATCGCCTAATGTAGGAGATATTTGGATAGATACGCAAAATGATGGAATTTGGAAACGTTGGAATGGTAGCGAATGGGAACAAGTAGATAAAAATGTCCGAGATACGTTAAAAAAAGCTAACCAAGATATCCAAAAAATAGAAAGTAGCTTGGAAACTGTAAATAATACGGTAAATCGTAAAATTCTAGCGAAAGCATTTGTGCAAGAACAGGAGCCAAAAAGCGGAATGAAAGAATACGATGTATGGTACAAACCAAGTACGAATACATATAAAGTGTATCTAAACTGGCGATGGAACAATGCTAGTGAAGACGATATTTTTCCAGCTTTACGACATTATGCAAGCTTGGAAAATGCCAAACTGGAAATAGGAAAGAAAATAGATAAGACGAACGAACGAGCTGGGCTATTTCTGACGAATAATGACCAGACATTTGGGAGCAAGTACGGAGAATTGGCAGAGGTAAGCTTAGACAAACAAGGGGCTATCCGATTAAAGAATGCCAACAACTTGCTAGAATGGAACGTCAAAGACCCTTGGAGTACGACCAAGATGAAGTCTAAGTTCTACATGGGAGTGACGGACGTAGACAAGGTTCCTGATAACGTCTATTTTAAGATTGGCGATGAAACCAACGGATTTTCCATTGAATTAAAAGAGGGAGAACGAGCTAAGGCTAAGTTAGACGGCAAGGAACTATCTCAGAAATTCGGAGAAGTGAACGATAAGGTTCAACAAAGCAAGGAAGAACTGGACAGAAATATCAATAACTTGGCACAAGCAGATAGTGAGAATAAGCGAGATTTAGAAGAAAAATTGAATGCTGCAAAACAAGAAATCAATGCACAATTAGTGAATGCTGATGGAAAATGGACAGCTTTACAAGGTCAATATCAAGAAACAGTAAGAGATGTTACAAATTTTAAAGAACAAGCAACAGGAAGATTGGACAGTTACGAAACAGCTTTGCAAAATGGGAATTTTGTAATAACGGGAAGAACTGTATTTGATGGAAACGTCAATATCGTAAGCAAAGGAACAAATGAGAGATTAGAGATAAACAGTGGAAATTTATCTATTTATAGAACTATAAACGGTGTAGAGAAAAAAGTAACTCGGATAGGAAATATTCGATATGGAAGTATTTCCACCGATTCCAAAGGAAAAGGGGTAGTTCATTTTACAGATATGAAAGAACCTTTGTTGGTTATGCCTACAATAAAAGCAGTCAATTTCGGTGGGAATATGGCAAGTGCGTTCTGCTATTCGGAATATGTTTCTGCATGCGTTTATAAGTTTTTTATCGGGGGAACAAGAGAAACCTACGAAACTCCTAAAAATATTAAGACGGTGGGGACGGTAGTTAGTTATTCTAATATTTATCAATACACGATTGAGGGGTTTGGCTTTACTTTTCCGTACACAGATGTTTATTCACGAAATGCCGACATATCGACTCCGACATATAGCCATTCTAACGGAGTAGATTCAAAATATTTTAATTCTTCTGAATATGTTGATAAATTATTTAAATTTCTTTATGGGTACGATTATGGCAATTCGGATGAAGATATTTGGGAACAGGATAAAAAAAGATACGATATCGGAACTACTTACATAAAACCGACATTCACGATTGAATTGAAAGAATACGTTAATGGAGAGTTTAATGCGACTATTTTTTCAAAAGAGTTTACCTTAGGTTTTTATAAAGCTAAATTTAAACGTTATTGTATAAACTCGCAAGATTTTACACATGCGTTGAATATACGAAGAAATTTTACAAATAGAACAAATGTCAGAGTAGAACTTGTCGTTACATTCACAGAACCAAGAATGGGAATAAATGGAACTGATTTCTATGAAAGCAGCAAAAAGAAAGGGATAGGTTCAGATACGTATACCAAGTATTCTTATAATGTGTCTATCTATCGTGAATTCGAGCTAAAGAGATTTTCCCAAGCTAGCTTTGAGGGTTATAACATCACATCATCCTACACGTCTTCTAAAATAGAGGATTCGTTGGGAGAAGGAGAAGTATCTTACATTGCTATGGAAATAGACTAGGAGGGATTATGGAATTTAAGTTAATTTTAGGCTATCGCTGCAACCTAAAATGCTCTTACTGTTATCAGCTCAAAGAGCATTGCAACGATAAAGAAATGTCTTATGAAATTATTGATACATTTTTAGAGAGATACAACAAACTAGAAGGAAGTCACACCATCAATTTCTTTGGAGGAGAACCTTTACTATATGCAGACAAAATAAAGTACATTATGGATAGGGTAGATAAAGATAGGACGTGTTTATCGATTAGCACAAACGGAAGTCTACGGGGTACTTTTTACGAACTGCAAGAATACTGGGGACGCTCAATAGGGAATTTACTATCGAATAAGGAGCATGGAGATTTCACAAAACTGAACGAAGAAAGTTCTTTTCGATATGTTGTAACAAAAGAAAATATTGATGAATTGACAGAAAGTAGAATTACATTCTTAGCGAATCATTATAAGGAAAAGCTACAATTCAAATATGATATGTCAAGCAAGTGGGAATTAGAGCATATTCAAAAAATGGAGCACGTTCAAAGAATATTGCAAGGTGTTCTAGGGGGTGATTTTTATATTGAAATGCCTGTGGATTACAACAGTAAATTTGTATGTTTTGTGAGTGGCACGAACTGTTTTATCAACTACAATGGGGATTATTTAGCTTGTCATAGAAATCCAAATAGCAAGCTAGGAAATATTATGAAAGAGGATTTTATTTGCTGTAAGAATGAATATTGTTTAGATAGATGTACAAATAGACCGGAGAATTTATACAGTTATGGTAAGTATGAATTTAAGGGAGTAACTCTATTTCATAGCTGTGATTAAGGAGGGAATATGAAATATTTTTATGTAAGTAGAAATGCATTAGTGAGGGATAATGCAGTTGTGGTATATGGAGAATACACTATTCAAATACCACTAGAAGCATACCGTTCTAATCCAAACACTCAAGATGCTATTGAGTATATTAGCGAGGACAATAATTTTCCAAATGATTGGGCGTATGACAGTGAAAATGATGTGATTTTTTCTCAAAAAGACAGACCAAGCCCATACCATGTGTTTGTAAAAGGAGTTTGGATTGTAAAAGATAAAGAGGGGTTGAAGAAATATTGTGAAGAAAATATCGATAAAATCAAAAAGGAAGTACTAGAGTATGGATTTGACTATCAAGGACATAGGCAACGTTGCAGAGATAAAGACGTTGCTTACATGGTAGCGAACATAGTTGCTTTGCAAACAGCTCAGACACTTGGGAAAGAAAAGAAAGTAACTTGGTATTTCGAGGACAACCATGGAATGACAGCGGGAGTGCAAGAATTGGGGGTGTTAATGCTTTATGGAACAACATTCGTCCAATCTGTTTACGATACAGAAAACTATTTTAAAACTTTAGAGGAGCCGAAAATCATCACAAAGGAAGAGTTCGAGCAAAAAAGAAAAACAATTCATCAAGCATTAGCAGGTGGGGAATTGTGATAAAGATTATTCTTGAAAAGAATGCGTTGAATGTACAAGGGCATGGAAACAGTTATATTTGCCACGCCGTGTCCGCTGTATCTCAATATCTATGTAGTAATTTAGAAATTATATCTTACAAAAGTGGATACGGATATTTATGTGCGACATTCCGAGATAGCTCTATTTCAAGAATATTGCTAGATAATTTTGTGAGATTTTTAAAAGATTTACATTCTCAAGAGATTCATCTTGAGGAAAGGAGATAAGAAATGCAACATATCACAAATGTTTTAGTCCATTCCAATCGCTGTGAAGTGGTGGATGGACATATCTTTGCGACTGGAGATAAAGGACTACCGCATATCCACTTAAAATTTCTATATATGTTCGGAGAGAGTAGCTTACAAGGGAAGAATTTAGAATGTAAATACTTACTTCCTAACGGACAGTATTCAGCAGAAACAGTAAGAATTTCTAGTAAAGATGAAGTTACATTTCCAATTCATTATAGTTGCTTTACGGTCAATGGTTGGACAACACTAAGAATCACTTTAGTAAGCGGTAGCAATCGTGTGACACTAGAGGATATTACGATTAAAACGAAAGAAACCAAGCTAGGGCAGGTGTTTACTAATGCCCTAGTAGAGCAAGCTATTACACAAGCCATCGAGATTACCACAACCTCTATTCGAGCGGAGGGGGATAGTATTAAGCAAGAGTTAAAAGATTACATTCAACAAGAAAAAAAGAACCTAAAAGGTGATAGAGGGGAGAAAGGAAATCCAGGAGAAAGAGGACCTGTTGGAGAGCAGGGACCTCGAGGATATACAGGAGAAAAAGGAAGCCAAGGGCAACGTGGGGAACCAGGTCCACAAGGACAGCAAGGATTACGAGGGGAACAAGGAGTTCAAGGAAATCCTGGAAAAAATTTAGAATTTACCTGGAAAGGAACGGAATTAGGCGTACGAAAAGAGGGAGATTGGAGTTATTCCTACAAGGATTTGAAAGGACCTAAGGGCGACAAAGGAGAACCGGGAACACGAGGACCAAAGGGAGAACGAGGTGTTGGTGTTACATCTGTTACACCTTTGAATAATAACCAGGTTCGATTGGAATATGGCGATGGTCAAAGTGCTGTCGTAGAGATTCCGACGGTCGCAGGACAACAAGGTCAGAAAGGAGAAGATGGAAAAGGGCTTGAATTTAAGTGGCGAGGCACAGAATTAGGAATCCGACAAGAGGGAAGTTCTAACTACGCTTACCAGAACTTAAAAGGAGAACCAGGAAACAGTAATTCTGTAGATACTTCTAATCTCGCTAAATTAGATGAATCCACAACATTCCAAAGAAATCTAACCGTAAAAGGAGATATTCTGTCTCAAGGCAACGTGACGGCATATTCCGATATCCGACTAAAAAAGAACGTTAAAAACATTGAAAATCCTTTGGCAAAGCTAAGAGAAATTCGAGGAGTTACATTT